TTATGTAGCAAATGAGCCTTTTATACATAGGTAACGAAAAAAGGTGATACAAAAATTTGCAATATTCGTAAAAAAGCGTACCTTTGCACCGCAATTAAGGCTGGTTCCGTAGCTCAGCTGGATAGAGCAACGCCCTTCTAAGGCGTGGGTCTTGCGTTCGAATCGCAACGGAATCACAAGGAAAAATGCTAATAGGTTCATTGACAACTTGTTAGCATTTTCTTTTTATGCTATCTGCACAACATTTGCACAACTTGCGAATAGGGAAAGAAAAAGCCGGGGAATAATTCCGGCTATATTGTTGTTTTAACCCCACCGCTGATTTTGGGAGTTGGGTCGTATTCTGCTTTTTGTCTTCGTTTCTCGTCCTCGTCTTTAAGGTACTTGTTCCTTATCTCTTTGATGTCATTCGTCATTCCCCATACCTTGAAGAAGAGGATGATTTGCAGTACTCCGAATATTAGGAGTATGATGGTTAGAAAGTCAATCATAGTCTATTTATTTATTAAATGCTTTTCCTATTCTTTTTCCAACGACAGCCCCTTTCTGGAATTGGCAATTCTTGGAATCTACAATCATTACACCCTTTAATCCAGAAACTCCTTCTTTCTTCGCTTCATCAAGAAATTGCGAAGCAAGGAAATCATATCCGCTTTCTGATGTGGCATCAATCGCTATAATAAGAAAACCATTATCCGTAACTGTTGCCTTTACGCATGTAAATCCGGTAATTGTTTCAATGTACTTATCCGCACCCGTGACTTGGTTTTCAGATTTTGAATTTTCTTTATTCTTGATTTGGCTATTTACTGATGATGTAATTTCTTGGGAAAATTTTAGCGTATGCGCTGTTTTGTCTATTGGGGCATTTGCGAATGTTAACCCACAAAAAAACGAGTCATTATTAAAATAGATGGCTAAATTATCCTTTGCCCAACATGTGTATTTCTTGTGTAAATGTTCCTTATCTCCTATTACGCAACTACTTGAAATCAAATCACCAAATTCCAGTTTTAAGTCTTTTAGTAAACTTTCATCTCTTGATTCTGGCAAAGAAACCATGCTATTTCTAAATATAAATGAAACATTATGTATTTTTCCATTCATAGGGAGGGCTGGAAGAATCAATGCTTTGTAATATCCAGTTGGGAATTTGAATGTATAATAATAGAAATCATCCTTTTTGCTAACGTTTGTAGAATCGGGATTTAAACTTAACTTTTCGAGATGACTGTTTATCTCATCTTTTGTCATGCCAAATCTTATACCACATGGGATTGTTTCGATAGTTTCTTGGGCTTGTTCTGCTTCACTAAGCATTGTGTAACATTTCTGTATGTTTGCGTTTTGATTTTCACAACCTATACAAGCAATGGAAAATGCTAATATAAATAGATATTTTTTCATTATATTGATATTAATTGAGTTCTCTAACTAAAATCTCTTCACTGCTCCCAATACTTGAAATATAGTCCTAATCATTTTTACTGGAAGTTGTTGGGGGGAATATTCCGGCGACTTGTTTGAAGGAATAAGGGTGTAAAAATCATCTGTTTTTCCCGCTCCCAGCCTTTTTATAGTGCGCATATCGTTTTTTGTAACGATTGCATACACTTCTCCGAGCGGAAGAAAGGATTTATCTTCAATCTTCTTCAAAGCTATTATATCTCCGTGATTAATTTCTGGTTCCATAGAATGACCTGTAACATTGCACCAGCAATCCGCATTATTGTATTTTTGAAAATCTATCAAATATTCTGGGTTTACAGTTTGGTCGTTCAGAACTAAATCAAATCCACCGATAAAATCCACATTGTAATATGGCACTCCTTTTGTGTAATTGATTTTTGGCTGTTTAGTGTCGTCAAGGCTTGGCTCCATTAAAACATCTGTTTTTTCTTTTGTGTATTCATATAGTTTTCGAGACAACATATCTCCTTCCCCGGTAAGAAGCCAGTTTGCATTTACATCTGGGAATTTTGATAATATTTTGTTTAGCACATTTTTACCAGCACCACGAGACACCCAATTACTTATTGTTTGTGGTCTTTCCTCCATTTTCCTTGCAAAATCAGCTTTTGATTCGCAGAAATGAGAAATAATATCAGAAATTCTTTCACCTTCTGTTTTCATGTAAACAACAATGTGTATATTTGCATCAAAATCAAGTTGCGGGTGATTTTGACTAATAAGTTTAACTGTTCCCGTTAAGGGACTATATAGGCGACTAAACTTCAAACCGCAACTTTGGAGTTGGTCGCTTTAGCTTTCAGATATGAATATAATTAAATTCCTTATCAGAGCTATTTCTATGAGAAAAAAGTATTTCAAAGAAATAAAAGACCCTTTTGAAGAATCAAACAACCTCATTGACAACGCAAAAGAATCATACTTCAAGATTATGGAGGAAGATGAGCGCGTTATCAGAGAAAGAACCAATTCTTCCGAATCTAATCTTTAGTTTATTTTTGAATGTATTGTCAAACAATTCATTTCCATATTTTGATTCAAGTCCTTTCAACTGGTTAATAATATAATCTATATCTTCTTTATTTTTAGTCTTTTCTGTGGTGTCAATCATCATGTAAATAGATTGCCTTATATCTGCTATATTGTTTAATTCGACAGCCATGTGAAGTAATCTCATTTCTATGTACATCATAGTTTTTGCTGTATGAATTACATGATGGTCGCTTATATCCTGCAATTTTTCTTCTATCTCATTTTTTAGGTCGTTTTTTAACCCAAAAATGTTATACCCAACCATCACTGCTAATGAGCCTACAACGAAAGAAAGAAAAGCAATCATAGAATCGAATAGAGTCCATGTCACAGGCTCGTATTTGCATAACCATAGTAATATAGCAATAGTACTCAATACAAGTGCTATCCACGATACATAGTTTATATTTTCTTTCTTCATATTATAATAAGGTATAAATCACCTCAATAGTTAAACAATGTTTATATACACATATATGTTTATATATTATTTGCGACATACACAAATATGTGTATCTTTGCATCATCATTCAATCACGTAGCAAAGATAAACTAAATGATTGATGATACAAATAGTATAAACATATTAAATCACACGATTATGAGCACGAAGAGTTTTTTACATGAAGTTATGAGCCTTGCATGGCAGTTCGTTCGCAAGAACGGTTTCACGATGTCAGAAGCATTAAAGTGCGCTTGGGCTAACATGAAATTGAAATTGCAGATGAAAAGCAAGATTGTGAAATTCTACTTTCAAAAGGTGGACGGTTCTGTGAGAGAAGCCTACGGTACACTAAATGAAAAGTTGATGCCTGCCATTGCTGGTACTGACAACAGAAAGAAGAACGACACCGTTCAAACTTACTATGATACTGAACGCCAAGAGTTCAGATGCTTTAAGAAAGCTAACCTTTTAAAAATCGCCTGATATGAGAAACTATAGAGTATGTGACAGTATAGAAGCCTACGGGCTTGAAAAGGCTTTGGATAAGGCTTATATGGACCTTGATAGAGTTGATAAGATGTCTGACACAGAGGCTTGTACTTTCTGTAATACCGATACCAAAGAAGAAGCCTTAGAGGTTATTCAAGAAGAGATTGATTACATAGAGTTTCAACTTGATAGAATAGCAGTATGATAGAGGCATTGATAGTATTAGGCTGCTTGTATGCAAGTTATAGGCTTTTCAGAAAGCCGGGCGAGAAGTTCTTTTACGATGATTAATCACACGATTATATCACGCACGACAGCCCTATTGACAGCTAAAGACTGGCATCCGATAGCGAGAATCGGGTAGGGTACTATTGATTGGTTCTTTGATAAGTCTGTGAAAGCAATTACGGTGTAATTCATAAGCCGTTTTTGCCAACCAAAGATAACGAACGCACATAAGCAAGTTGGGGCTTGCGAGCTGTGCAATGTTTAACAATTAATAGATGTGTAACCATAGTCTTTGAGGTGTAAGTAATGACGGATTAGGCGGCCGACACGCACATCGACAATATAGCCCTATTGACAGCTAAAGACTGACATCCGATAGCGAGAATCGGGTAGGGTACACAACCGCAGCAAAGGTTAGTGCTACTATCGTACTAAAAGCCACGGGCAAAGCGAAGTGCGCACCGCTTTACCTCATCCTTGTACGGGCGGTAAAATTTAAAATCACACGATTATGGGAAAAAGTATGTATAAATCACGTATGCCATATATAGGTATGCCGGTTAAGTGTAAACATCCCGGATGGGAAAGCAAGATTGGGGCGATTTGCGCCATCAATGGGGATAAAGTAATGGTAGAGTTCGGAAAGCACGATTTTGTAGAATTCTATAGTGATGAACTGGTTGCAATGACGATGTTATGAAGATAATTATGTTCTCTTTTTCGTTGCTTGTACTGCTTTGTATGACAATGATATTATGTAATTCCATAATAAAGGATGGCCCTTTGTACATGACGGGAATCGTGTTGACATCTGCAATGTTTATTTTGTCTGTTATACTTGCAGTGATAACCGGCATGGAGTTACATGAAAAGTGTTAGTATAAACTGTTTTGTCGTGTTTTATTTTGTGTTTGTACTGGGTGTGCCGTCTGTGAAGATAGCGCACCTTTCTTATTGGGGCGTTCGGTGTAATGGTTAACACACCTCATTGGAGGAGACTGGCGGTTCGAGTCCGTCAACGCCCACCAATCATTCTAATATAACATTTATGGAAAAAGTAGAAAGTAAAGAGAAAATGAGAAACATGAAGAGAGGAGCCACGATAGAGCTGCCTATATCTTCACTTGAGACAATCCGCAACAACGTATCACTTCTAAATGCCAAGCATCTTCTTGAGGGTAAAAAATGGACTTCAAAGTCTTATCCGAAAAAAGGTATTGTCGTTGTAAAAAGGGAGTCATAGTCATCTAACTCACACGATTATGGAACGGGTATTCACAGAACTCACCCCTGAATGCGAGATTACAGCACGGATGTATGCACAAGGGTATGAGAAAAAGGAAATCGCCAATTTTAAATGCCGGGCGGTTAGCACGATTAATAACCAATTGCAAAAGGCTTTTGAAATATTGCATGTACGGAATGGGAGAGAACTTGCAACAATGCTTTATGAACGGATAGCCGGTGTGAGGCTCACGATGGATTTTTCGCCTATAGTCCGTGTGTCCGTCGCATGTTGCTTACTGTGTATATTTTCTTTGTCACTTTACCACGAACAAGGTGATATGAGGAGGTTACGAAGATTTAGAATTGAACATATAGAAAGGGTAAGAGAATGAACATGGAGGATATTTTAAATAGTGGTGCCAATGTTACTTTGACAATAAAGTCCACTGATTTGAAAGAGTTCGCAGAACATCTTGTAAAAAAGACTGTGAGAAGTATTAGAGACTCTTTCATCAGACCGGAAGAGGACTACTTAACCATTAAAGAGGCAAGTCAGATTCTACATACCGATAAGTCAACCTTATGGAGATGGCATAAAATTGGATATTTATGCAGGTTGGAAATAGGAGGTAAGAGATTGTACCGAAAAAGTGATGTAGATGCTATTCTACAGAAAGAGAATAATTAACCCTTTAAATTTTACTATTATGAGTAATGAGAAAGATTTAGTATTAAGAGATTCTGCATTTGAAATCCAAACAGCGGATTTAAGTAAGAATGAACTTCCTTCTTTGGAAGATGCGCAGGAGTTGCCAATAGATTTGTGTGGCAACTACTGGACGCCTGAACATGCTGGTGAGTTCAAGAAAATGTTTTTTGTGGAAATCAAACCACAAAAGGTCTTGAGTGCAACTAATCCGGACGAACTGATTGATTTGGATTGTGCCACATTTCTTGAAAAGACAGTAAACGGTACTGTTCAGACAGTGACAAACGGTTCCCGTAGGTTGGTTGGTATTCTGGAACAATATTTAGAAAACGGTTCTCTCAAAAGTGGTATGCCTCTTAAAATTACCTACATGGGTAAGAAAAAGAATAAGACCAATAATTTTCAGTCTGACAATTGGTCTGTAAGACCTCTTCGTCTTAACCTACCTGTTGCCGGATGATGGAGGATTTTAATATTGATGATTTTTCAGAGGGGGAAGAACTTAACCCCTCTGCCTATAATCCGGAAGATTATCCTACCAAAGAAACTGTTTTGGATTTTATCGCCTTGAACTGTAATGAGCCTCCTGTCAATATTGACCTGATGGAATTGAGTGTTAATGGAAGTGTAAAACGTGACCCTATGGAAATGTATCTTCAAAGTAAGTATATTTCTTCCTCTAATTTGAAAAATGCTCTTAAAACACCGCGCTCTTTCTATTATGATTGGGAACGGGTTTTTGAGGAGAAAGAGAAGCCTCACTTTCAATTAGGAACCTTTGCCCACATGGCATTTCTGGAACCACGTCTATTTGAACTTGTAAAAGTAGAGCCTAATTGTAATCAGGCGTCCAAAGAAGGGGTGTTAGCTATGATTCGGTATTATAATGAACTATTAGCGAAAGAAGCAGGCTATGTGAAAGAGGTTGAAGATGATATTCCTTCCGTTAATTGGAATTTCAATGTTTTAAAAGAATACCGGGATAGATTGAGACAAACCTGCATTGATTTGGGGTATTCTTTCATCAGCGAAGAAATGAGCATGATTATTAATGCTCTGAAAAGGAACTACTACTGGTATGGTGGTGGTATCATACAGCAGCTTTTAAAAGGTGCTTGTTCGGAAGTTTCTTTTTATGGACGAGACAAGGAAACCCAACTTGATGTAAGGGTTCGACCGGATTATTTCAATATAGAAGAGAATATCGGTGTGAATGCCGTAATCTCTTTTAAGACCACACGTGCCGATGACCTTGGTAAGTTCTACTACGATTGTGCCAAACTCAAGTACGAGCTCTCAGAAGGTATGTATCAGGAAGTAATGAGCAGTATTACCGGGCGAAAATTCAATGTAACTATAATGATTATGTTGCAGACGGTAGAGCCTTATGATGTAGCCGTTCTCTTCTGGTCTCCCGATGATTTGGCAAATGGGAAATATAAGTATCACTACGCTCTTTCGATTGTTAAAGATTGCTTTGAAAAGAAATGGTTTCCCGGCTATGATGCCAAGGCAGAAGAAGGTGCCCGTGGTATTATCGACATGCAGCTTCCTGAATGGAGCCATAAACTGCTTCATCCGGTGGTCATTGATGATTTTGAATGAATGGAACTGTGCAAAACCGATATTCAAACGATAGAGCGTCTTCTTAGGCAATGTTCTGAAAGAATAGAGAAGTATGCGCCTAAGACTTCCCCCGCTCAAGATTTATGCAGGCGTTGCAAGAAAATGATTAAACGAATAAACAATAAGAAATGACAGATTTAAAAGATTATTTGCCGGATGAAATAATATTCAAATTACCGACAACAGTAAAATTCCCCGAAGTGATTTTTCCTGATTGCATTTGCATGGATGATGTGAAGAAAAAACTTTCGGAACATTTTGTAACCATCCAAGAAAAGGATGTAATTGCTAACCGGGTGATGGATGAGTATGAAATATCCATTATTCGTGCCAATTATGGTGAAATAGCCGAGGAACAAATACCGGAACTTGAAAGCCAGTTTGAAAGTCTGAAGGCAAAATTCAATGCAGAGAAGAAAGATTTTGAAGCAAAGATTTCGGCTTTAAACACCCAATTCAAAGACTTGGTTAATTTGGCTAAAAAAGGTCTCAAGGATTATCCTTTGAAGATGATTGATACCTTCCGCATTCCAGTAATGGGGTATTATTTGTATTATTCATGGGTGAATGAAGCTTTTCGTTTGGCTTTGGTGCAAGAGATTCCTAAGCATGAATATAATGACCTGTTCAATTCGGGTGAAATGAACCAGGAAGCATTTAAATCCCTTGGGTATGAATTACCGGATATTGAGGTTAAGGATACCCGTAAGAATCTTCGCAAATTTGGTAAAGGCGAGGAAGTTGTAGAGGTTTGGGAAGAGGAAGGTCAGGATGTATGGTTAGAACATTGGATTGAGGATTTCCTTGATGAAAATAACGGTGAGATAATTCCTATACAACGCCATGAGTGGCACAGAGTTTCGATTGAAGAAAGTCCATGGAGAAAAGAGGAGAACTATGACGAGACTGAAGTACAAGAAAGGAAGGCCGTCGAAGTATCAGACGAGTTTGAAGAATAACCCCTATTGGGAAGAAGTAAAACGTAAGGTTCGTGTTCGTGACGGACACTGTTGCCGGATGTGTGGCAAGACCTATAATCTGGAGATTCATCATAAAACCTACCAGATAGGCGGTATGTCTATTGTCGGACATGAATTGGAACATTTGGGTTGTTTGGTAACTCTTTGTGAAGAGTGCCATGCGAAGGTTCATGAAAGATAACTTTGTTAACCTGCCTGCCCGGTCTGTGAAGATATGGCGGGTAAATGAGGGAATGTAGCTCAGCGGATAGAGCGCCGTGTGTGGTGGAAGGTTGAGAGTTCGAGTCTCTCAAGATATACTCTTAGCTTAACGGGAGAGCACCACAAACGGTAGTCGGTGGTTCGAATCCACCTGTTCCCACAAACTTGTGTTGGAAAGGGGACATGAAAGTGTTCGGTTGCAAATGGTTATTTCTGTAATGCGTATGCGGATAGTGTCCCCGATGCTATCAAGTGAGCAGTGCTACTGAACTGCATGAGAATTATATGTAATATCCCGTAGAATGCGCTTCGAGGCTTTTAATTCTAAATCAACAACTTGTCATTGTATGAATGCAAAACAATTTTATGATGAGGTCGTAAAACTTCGTCGTTTGCAAAAGAAATATTTTTGTATTCGTTCCTCTGGTACTTTACGTACCAGCAAAAAAACAAGAAAAATTTATTGATAGTGAAATAGACCGTGTTGAAAGATTGATTCAAAAACACCGTAATACTAATTTATTTGACCATGAGACAGATAAGCAGGAAACAAGCACAGTTGAATAGAGAGGTTGCTGCAATAAAGAAGAACTTACCTCCATGTTGTGCAATTTGTGGTAGACCGATGTCGGACGCTGCACATCTTGTTCCTAAGAGTATGTACCCGGAACACTATACCAATCCCTTAAATGTCGTTGGATTATGCAGGGAATGTCATAATAAGTATGATAATAATTTAGCCTTCAGACAAAGACAGAAACATCTTATTGAGCGTGTGAAGTCTTTTGATGAATGTGCGGCAAACAGATATTTTCATTTATGAACAGCTATCAATTGATTTCCAAACTCCGTAAGGTTCGGGGTGACACTTATCTTTCTACAGCTTCTCAGGCTCTTTATCACGAACTTGTTGCTATCTGTAATGATATGAAGTGGAAAGAAGTGTTTTTCATCCGTAGTAGCCTGCTTTGTGCTAATTTGGATATATCTGATAATACTTTGCGTAAATCAAGGGAAAGTCTTGCTGGCGCTCAGCTCATATACTATAAAACCAGCAAGGATAGACGTATAGGATGCTATTATTCATTTGTCAAAAGCATAGATGATGATGTTATATCGTCCTCAATATCTCCCGCAATATCATCCTCAAAAAATGCGGATGAAACTTCGGATGATATTGCGGGTGAAAACGTTAGTAGTAATATAGACACCTCCTCAATATCATCTTCAACATCATCCGCAAAATTTGCGAATGATAAAATAACATCATTCGCAATATCATCCGTAAATTTTGCGGATGAAAGTCAAATTCCACATATTATAGATAATATAAACATAAAACAAGAGGATAGTCTCGCGCATACGCACGAGAGCTCCCCACTTCCAAAGAAAAAATCCCGAAAGGAGATAAAGGATGAAAAACCTCTGGTCTATCCGTTTTCTTCAATAGCATTCATGTCCGCTTGGGAAACGCTTCGTCAGACACCGAAATGGAAAAAGAAACTTAATTACGCTTTGCAACTTTCACTTGATAAACTTTCCAAATTTGAAGAAGAATTTGCTATCAGGCAGGTTGAGAGAGCGATAGAATCTGGTTGGACAGGTGTGGTGTTTACTGGAACGGAGAGAGATTATCAAGAATGGCTAAATTTAAAATACAATGGAAGCAATCGGAAAACAGATGCAAAGCCGGACGAAAGCTCCGCCGGCATCCAATCAATCATCTTCGGTAAATAAGGCTAATCAGAAGCAATGGAGCAGGGTACAGGCTGACATATATTGGCGTAATCAACTCGTTGCATCTATGAAAACAATCTCGCCAGTCTTTATGGTTGATGATAGTAATCGCCAATTATTGAAAGCCCTTTATCAATGGGTTTGGGGGATTCCCGGAGTATTGGATGTAAGCAAGGGATTATTATTACACGGCTCTATCGGAGTTGGCAAGTCCACTTTGCTGAAAGGGCTACAGAACTATGCGGCAAAAATCGCCCGCTATTGTATTGGCGGCGCGGATGCTGGATTGACCTTTCAGTTCACCAGTGCTGCCGAGATTGCCTTGCTGTTTGCCGAGAAAGGAATTGTCGGGTTAAACCAATACACAGACAGGTCATGTATGCACAATCTTGCCATTGACGAGGTGGGTCGGGAACCTATGGATGCCAAACACTTTGGTACGGGCATCAATGCCATTCAGACCGTCTTGCAACTGCGCTATGAGCAGAGATATTGTTTCTACACCCACATGACTACCAATCTGGACCCGGACAAGGAGTTTTCTCAACGGTATGGGGATTATATTGCCGACCGGGTGAAAGAGATGTTCAATGTAATTAAAATTGAAGGTGAAAGCCGAAGATAATGGCAAAGAAAAAAGATATACCACCTGCACCCGTCCGCTGCCGCCAATGCTCATACTCCAGAGATTTCGTAGATAACTCTTGTTTATGCAAGGCCAAGGACCATAGGGTGTGCGCGTGTGACCGGTACGGGAGGATATGTGACAAATTCAAGAAGAAATAATTTTATGGACATAGAACTTGAAAAGAAAATAGAATTATTAGAGTGGCAGCGTGATAACGCACTGCGCCTGCGCTGCCGTTGGTGGCAAAGAAGTACCAGCGAATGATTGATGAACTTGCAAAAGAAAGCAGAAATAATGAAAAGTGACAAACTCATATTAGATGCATGCTGCGGAAGTAGGATGTTTTGGTTCGACAAGTATAATCCTCTTACCCTATTCGTTGACAGACGTTCAGAGACGGTAACGGCCAAGGACAGAGATAAAATCAGAACCATAGAGATAAAACCGGATATAATAGCCGATTTCACCAACTTGCCGTTTGAGGACAATTCTTTCTACATGGTAGTGTTTGACCCACCGCATTTGAGAGCACTTGGCGAAACCTCATGGATGGCTAAGAAGTACGGTAAACTGCCAAAAGACTGGCAATCACTCATACACGACGGATTTACCGAGTGTATGCGCGTCTTGAAACCTAATGGAACGCTCATTTTCAAATGGAGCGAAAGTGAGATAAAAGCTGCGGAAGTTTTGTCTGTCATTCCTTTTAAGCCTCTATTTGGGCATACCACCGGAAGACAGAGCAAGACAATATGGATGTGTTTTATGAAGAATGGAGAATCGAATCATGCCGATAAGTGAGGTGTACAATATGGATTGTATGGAATACATGAAGGATATTCCTGACAAGTTCTTTGATTTAGCTATAGTAGATCCTCCTTATGGAATAAATGCACCCAATATGACGATGGGAACCAACTTGAACCGTAAACATGGTGGCTACAATGGCGAAAGCGTTGCGCAACGGCTGAAAAAGGGAAGATTAAATCAAGGAGCGGGCAAGCTGAAGGATCGGGCTTTGAATACCATGCGATGCGATTGGGATTTTTCCCCACCTTCCGAAAAGTATTTTGACGAGCTGTTCAGAGTCAGTCGTAATCAAGTGATATGGGGAGGTAATTACTTCCCTCTTCCACCTACCCGCGGAATCTTATGTTGGGACAAGATGCAACCGTGGGAGAATTTTTCCCAATTTGAACTTGCATGGACTTCATTTGATTGTCCTGCAGCTATCATCCATCTATCCAATACCGGAGGAGCAAACAAAGAAACAAAAATACATCCAACACAAAAGCCTAAAGCATTATATCACTGGGTCTTCAAGAAATATGCCAATTCGGGAGATAAAATACTCGATACCCATTTAGGAAGTGGAAGCAGTCGGATTGTTGCGTTTAAATTGGGATTTGATTTTTATGCTACAGAAATAGATACAGAGTATTTTGAATCTCAAGAAAAAAGATTTCGTTCAGAATGCTTCGGAGAGATAAAAACAAAGAAGGGAACCTTAGTTCAAACAAGTCTATTTGACCACAGTAATAATTAAAGGGCATACCTATTTTGCAATAATTTTAAAATTCGACACTTTATCTTTATTCGGGTATGCCCTTTTAATCGAAATGCGTATGAAAAATATGAATATTCCTGCTTTTAAGTATTGGCTCCGGATACATGGCTACCGTTTGGAGTGGTTCGGTACGGGGACAAAGAGTAATCCTATTAAGGTTAAATCAAAAAGGAAATGAAACGAAGAATAAGAAAAAAGATGCTGAAATAACCATATAGATACAAGTTGCATCAGTATTTGAAGTATGCCCCCAATGGTGTTGCGCTTTGGCGTATAAAGGGGATATATACACCTTGAAAGATGATGGTAGAATTGTAAAGGAGAACAATTGTTTATGAAACGCCTAATTGATGCTATAATAAAGAAATGGTTCTGCTGCCATGAGTGGGAATTCTTATTTGAAAGGAAAGTAGAAGTTGTTGATGATTGGGGCGATAGCAGTTGGTACACCGTACGTCACTACTTCTGCAAGAAGTGTGGTAAATACAAGAAAATTAAAAGTCATTGATATGAAACAGACGGTAGAAGAAGCTGCATGGCAAGAGCTTATGTCAAGCTATGCAATAGTGGTTAAAGGTGAGTTTGCATATCAGCAACAAGCAATGCTAAACATGTTCAGAAAAGGTGTCGAATGGCAGGCAAAGCAAGCACCTTGGATAAGCGTAGAGGATGCAATACCAAACAAACAAGCAAAAGGCATGTGTCAAGTGAAATATGCTGATGGTAGTATTGAAGAAATGGCAATGCGAGAAGTGAATAAATGGATATACCCCTACATCAAGACTGGATATGTCACTCATTGGAGACCTATTCAATCTTTCGATGAGATACTCGAAGCCAACAAGGATGTACTGGAACGGATTAAGGAGAAAGGAGATTGAATAATGTCAAGAGGGAAAATATTAAAGCTATCAGATATGAAAGACATGCACGGCTCTATTACTTTGGAATATACCGGGATTCTTTATGCTGGTGTAGATAGGGAAAAGAAGCTCCGTGAATTGGCAAAAGTTAATCCGCAGGAGTATTGTCTTGCATTGGGTGTGAATGATGATAGTGAAATTTTCAAAGACATTTCGTCGGGTTCCTTAGTGTCGCCGATGAAATTTTTTAAGAAACTGAAAAGAGAATAACCATGGATGCAGAATTTAAAAACAAGAAAGAGGTGGTCTTTGACGGGAAAGACCTTATATTCAACGTGGACGGGATACAAGCGTATACTGCTGGAAGGTTTGATTGAAGAGCACAACAAGCGCTCCTGGTGGGAACGGGCAGAAAGGATTGAACTTAAAACAGAGGAGTGAGAATGGACCTGAGAATAATAGATTTTCCGGAATACCCGTGGAAGACCTTGAATGTGCATAAGGACTTTAGTTACACGTTCAACATCAGTCCGGGAAAGAAAATAGAGGGGGATTTGTTCGATTCATCCAAGATGAAAGTTGTGTCCTACAATAAAAGCACTGATACGGGGAAATGGGTATATGGATTTCTCTCTTTTTTCTATACTGCCGGAAGGGACGAAAACGGACTTATCTTTACGGACAAGGCGAGAATATATTCTCCGGAAGACGGCTGCTGTTACGACGTATGGGCTGAAACCGTTGGGCAGTTCACCGGACTGCGTGATAAAAACGGGAAAGAAATTTATGAAGGCGATATTATAAATTTCACTTTTTATTCCGACATGGCGGGACATGCTCATTTGGAAAATAGACCGGAAATAATTCGACCGCAAATAGTTGAGTTTTACGATTGTAGATTCGTCTTGCACGACTTTACGCTTGATAAAGAAAATGTAACGTATTTCACTTTTCATTTTTCGGATAAATTTAGGCATAGATATGAGATTGCAGGTAATATTTACGATAACCCCAATTTAATATAAGGAATAGATATGAAAACAGACCTCATTTTCTTTATTGCGATATTCATCATCGCAGTATTGTTCATCGGGCATTTCCGATTGACATTTTCGCCGTTCAGCATATCACTTCCTTATTGGCATAGAGCTTTAGGAGTAGTCCTTATTGTTGCAGGCTGTTTGGTTTACAATATAGGGGAGAATGTAGCCGGGTATAAGAAAGGGCTTGATAACGGCATGGAAATAGTCTTGAAACAATTGAAGAAACGGTATGAACGACCAGGTGATTGATAAAGAAAAGATATTGCCAATGGTTACAAAAAAAGGCTATCTTCCCAGACAGCCAATCTTTTTTATTAACCTTAATCTAATACTATGAAAAACACATTGCAAAGGTACGGATTTGTGGAAGTTATGCAAATTATGAGCCTTTGTTCAGCCATCTTATAACATGGTTTAGCAAGTGGATATATATGTTAACCATTAACGTAATAGATTTATAAAATTAACAAATAGCCAATGGATAGAAATAAAAATGTCTGGACTGATGCGAAATGCGCAGCCTTTCGAGTTGAGTTCCTTACCAGTCGTGAGGAACTCTTTTTGTATGCAAAAGCCATCTATTCCGCTATGATATGGGGTAGGGAGGTGAACGAGCAAAATCAGATTATTCAGGAAAAGAATAACTCTGTAAAATAAAAGAAAGAGCCAACCCACGCACGACCATGAATCAGCTCCTCACACGATTATGATGCAAATATACTATTTACTTTTAAAATAATCGTGTTATGGAGCTGGATTTTAATAAAATCATTCGTCTTAAAAAGATTCGTATTGAGAAATCAGAACTTTCAGAGGAAGAAAACGCCTTGACCGCCCCAATTTTGAAAGACAAAAGCCTTATCCATGAAATCTACAAGATATTCGTTGAGTTGCTGAATGAGAGAGGATGTCCACCGAATATTGACAGTGTAACCCAGCGGAAGAAGTTCATTTTCATTATCCTGTATCTGTTTTCTCCAAGCTCGCTTGCCGGTGGAAAAATGACAGCAGGGTTACGACCTGAATTAGCAAGGGTTCTTGGTGTTCAATCAGAATGTACCATTTCCGACAACTGTGCGGATGTCGTGTTTTTGTATCAGAACTATGGGGATTTCAGTGGGGATATAGAGTATCTTTACACCGAAATCGTAAATCGGTTAAGAATCAAAGGGCTAATCAATTAATGAGCCGGAGTTTAGTGCTCCGGCTTTTCTGTTCTCAAATGGTCAACAACACTTTGCAACCTATCTGCATCTTTAGGATTGAAAATAAATTCGTCAAAATCTCCATATGCACTTCGATGACCAAATATGTACTTAACAGCATGGATAATTCGTTTGAGTACATTTCTTTCGGGTTTTAAGTGTACGTTGCAATATACTTCCTTTTCATCCTCAAAATATGACATCACAATCTGATGTTCGATGCTGTTGCATTCACAAATAAAGAGTTCTTTTTTATCCATGGTTGTTTATAACATAGTTGCAACTTGCTTTTCTACGGCTGATTTAATAAAAGCGTTTATTGATATTCCAGCCTGTTGGGCGAGAATGGCAATTTTGCTATGTACCTCTGGGGAAATTCGTATGTTCAGGGAACCAGAATAACTTTTACGCGGTGTAATTCCGGCTTCCTTACAATATGCTATATAATCATCCACAGCTCCTTTAAAATCCTCTTTCAATTCAGATACAGTTTCACCTTCATACGAAATCATTGTATCTTTTGGCAAATCAAGGACTTTTCCAAATAGGCAATTATCTTCATCGCTTATCTCAATACTTCCTATGTAACCTTTGTAAGTCAATGTTTTCATATTAATTTATTTTTAGTCAGAAATTCAAATACTTGTTTCATTACATACCCTTTTACGATACTTCCTGGATGTGGCTTATGCGCAGTGTACGAGCTTTCCCCTTTTGCGAAAATGACACGTGACCCACTTGTTTTTCCTTTGTTATCTATCTTATATCCGAAAATGGAGAACAAGCGTACAAGCTCATCCCAATTAAAATCTTTTGGCTGGCTTTTAAAGCGTTCTATCAACTTCTCTTTTGTACCCATAATTTAATGGTTTATGCAAATGTAACTATTTTACAGTTGCAGAACAAGTGATTTACTGTTTTTCTTCAATCTCAGCCACAATTTTCTTTAGCTCCTCTATCGTATCGGCTTTGTAGAAGTTTTCTTTATACTGGATAAGGGCGGTGAGTTCACTATCTTCTCCTTTACAAGTGGAAGAGTTATTTGTTTCGTCTCGGAAGAAGTCAACTATATTGCAATCAATGGCGTCGGCTATCTCTTTCAACTTTTTGTAGGTGGGATTTCCTTGTAAGGTAAGAGTAAGAGTTACTCTATTTACACCCATCTTTTTTGCTACATCCTGAATGGTGTAGCCCTTTTCTTTAATGATGCTTTTTATATCCATTTCAAATGTATATTATAATAAACGGAACAAATATAATATGATAAAATCAATAATGCAATAAAAGTAGCTGTTTATTGCATCAAGAAGATTGATTTATTAATAAATATGTAATTGTATACCCTTACAATTGTGTTTTTGCTAATGTTTATTAAACAGCTACATTTTTATCTTTATTCTATTTGAAGTGTAATTATAAACCCATACATTTGCATCATCAAACAAGAAGTAATAACAATTAAAAGATATACGATTATGGCAGCATCAGTAATTAAACAAAGAACAATAGAGAAGTTCATCATGTCAGAGTTTGTACAAGGCAATTTGAACACAAAAGAACAAGTAAGCTGTATGCTCATTTTGATTCAAAAGAAGCTGGGTATGTCAGTAGAGCAAGCAAGTGACTTTATGAGAAACACAATTGGTATTAACGCTTAAATATACGATCATGGCAACAAAGAAGATTGATGAAAAGAAAACATTGAAGTATGCAGTAGCATTCTACTTCTGTACATCAGGTAAGATAAACTTCATGTTAGGCAATAAAATGTATCAGCATATAAATACTGTTTATGACCAAAGAGAAGATGGCAGAGGCTTCAATACCTGTGAAGTTGTTTATAACTACAAGGCTCAAAAGTACGAGGTTCTGAATGTAGATACAGAGATAGGCAACAAAGAGATTACGGTATTAAATAATTAATCAGCAGGGCGAAAGCCCTGCATAACCTATAAGAATATGAACCAGCAGAGTAAATATGTAGTTCGCGAATCAATTGAGTGTGGTTGCAAGGTTTATGGGGTAGTAAACACTGAAACAGGTAATCGTATCAATTATTTCGCAGATTATGAATTAGCCAAAGAGTTTGCAAGGCGTCAAAACAACGCGGCAAAGAAACGTATGGCAGATTGACTGAAGTTTAATCCGGTAGCTTTCGGGCTACCACAATATACACGATTATGAAAGCAGATTTAGTTTTAGTTATCAGCCCCGAAGCCCCATTGATGAAGCAACTGGGCAAGGTATTGGGTAAGATGGCAACCCCTTATGACTTCTCTACTATAGAGAGGGGTGAAAAGTACATCACCATACAACATGATGAAACTGGGCTTGTAGTGGCTTATACAAGTGAAGAAAAATTGAACGTAAAAATGAATTAAGAATGAAGAATGTATTAGAATCTTTGAAAGAAAGTGTCAAGAGTGGCAAAATCACAATCAGAGAGGCAGCTATAAAACTACATAAAGCAGGGTGGACGAGTTTTGTAGACGTGGATAAAACGAAACAATTACTTGAATTATGAACTCAATAAATGTAAACGGTTGCAGCGTATGCCAGTCCGGTAAAGAGAATTACACTACCTACACAACGAAGTTAGGCAGAAAGAGAGTGAGAATGTACCAGTACGACTACCGTACTGAAAGCGGTGAGTTGTTTTCTTGTTGTGCACCTACCTTAGAGCAGTGCAGAGAAAGACGGGACAAATGGCTTAGTTCACAACAATAGCCTGATTGTTGTGTATAACGATTGAAGATATTTCGTTATCTTTGGTTGTGGTAGTACCTTTGAATGAATAATAGTAGTTCAAAGGTATTTTTTATGCAAAGAGCCAAACTTGACATATCAAAAGTTATTCATAACGATGGACAGATAGAAGGGCTTCCTCGTAATCCTCGACTTATCAAGGATGCGAAGTTTAGAAAACTGTGCAAATCAATCAAGGAATTGCCGGAAATGACCGAAGCGAGAGATTTACTTGTCTATCCATATAAAGGGGAATATGTCGTTATTGGCGGGAATATGCGTTTACAAGCATATAAAAAGCTAAAATGGACAAAAGTGCCTTGTTGCATATTACCTGAAGATACACCGGTAGAAAAACTTTGTCAAATGATTATCCAAGATAATAATCCTTTTGGTGAAAACGATTGGGGATTGCTTGCGAACGAATGGGACAGCGAAGAATTGAATGATTGGGGATTTGACGTATGGCAGGAAGATAAAGATAGAAATAAACTTGCACCGAAGCAAGAAGCGGAAGAAAAGGATTGCCAACAAGAAGATGCCGACTTCTTTGCCATGATGCTGGGCGACAGGATATATGAGAGCAACAACGATTTCGACATACCGAACCTGCGTTTGGATGAGCAACCTGCACCCGGTTTGCTGCTGCCGTTCTCCGCATGGGGAGCTGACACGAGGTTGAGGAAAGACATCCAAACTTATCATTTCTACGTGGAGGATTACCGCTTTGAAGCGATATGGAAAGACCCTACGGTTGTTCTGAACAGTGGATGTTCTGCTGTTGTTGAACCTAACCTGTCATTGTTCGATACGACACCTGTAGCATATGGATTGCAGCAGATATACAAGAAACGTTGGATTGCCCGCTACTTCCAGGAGTGCGGCGTAAAGGTATATGCCGACCTCAATGTGGCGAAGAAATTCTACAAGTACAACCGCATGGGTATCCCAGAAGGTTACAATGCTTTTGCAACACGCGGCTATTCCGATAGACAGGAATACTTGAAGATTGAAATACAAATTGCCCGTGAAATATCAGGGAAAGATATTCCCAATATGATAGTTTACGGTGGCGGTGAGAAGATAAAGGAGCTTTGCGTGCAGAACAGTGTGATGTATGTGGAGCAGTTTATGGCAAACAGGGTGAAGAAAACCAAGAAAGGAGGTAATAATGGCTAAAACAGCAGGAGGAGTTAGAGGTGGCACCAGTGGCGGCAACTTTCAAGCATCAGTGTCAGTGACAAACAGGAATGGTAACACAAGGTGGCTGCAAAAGAATTTCAGGACTCAATCGCAAGCCGAGAAATGGATTGACAGGGTGGCTGAACGGTTTGACAGTCCGGCGAAGTCAGGATTTGCCACCACGGCAGCAATAGACCGAGACACAAAGCATGGCACCGAGTATGATATTTACAATCGTGATTTGGCACGTGAATTTGAAGTAAAAGATAAGCGTGAGTTCAGAGCAGGACGTGGTGGATATACAGGAAGTTCAACAAATAGGAGACGTAAAAGGAGATAGTTATGGCTAAGACAGCAGGAGGAGTAAGGAGCACAGGTACTTCCCGTCTTGGAAGTTCAAAAGTTATGTCTATGGCGCACAAACTCTATAAGCTCTATGGAGGTAAGATGTCTTTTACCGAAAGTATGAAGATGGCTTGGAAATCGCTTGGAGGTAGGGTTGACAGTACTGACTACAAAGCTTCCGGAAACAAGGCTTACCTTGACAGTATAAGAAAGCTTGGAGGAAACACACAGCAAGCCCGAAGAAGTTCGTATGATGATTTGAACATACCGGAATCAGCTTTCTACACAAATAACAAGAGGGGGCGTTTCGGAAGCAAGTTTGTGGGGGATTAAAGCATGGCTAAAACTTCCGGGGGTGTTCGCACATACCAGCAAGGTACTTCAACATACCGTAAACGGCAAGCAGAAGTTGAAGCAATGCGAGCCAGTGGGCGGTACTCCAGCGTGGAAATTGGGAAAGGTGGCGGGTATGTCGCAATAGAGAAGAGCCCAGCACGCCACAAGTCCGAAGAGCTGGAAGCGGCACGTATACTTGCGGACAAGGGGTATAAGGTAGTGCTGAAGAATGAAAGTGGGCAGGTAAGGACACCTGACGGACGTATCTTCTCAGCTTCTTTCGAGCAAAGGACACCAACAAAGGATGGAGCGAATACAATCAGGAACGCTCTTGACCATGCAAGAACAAAAAGAGCGGATGTTGCATTGATTTATTCAAAGGGAGGAGTTTTCACACGGCAGTCAGTTGAAAAAGGAATTGGTTTATATGAGGATGGCCATAGATATAGGTTCAAAAGAATTATAATAGTATCCGATAATGGCTATATACATAGGTATAAACATAACAAATAAAAACACGCGCGGTAGTACGAGCGTGTTTACCAGGGAGAGCAATGTCGTACAACATCATCAGACGGGGGCCACCCTTACTCCGACCCGTGCATCCTACGAGTGCAAAGGTACAAATAAAAATAGAAACAGCAAAAAATGATAAAAAGTGTAAAATCGAGCGTTAATCAAGCGTTATGGCAGGAGAATACGAACACATAAAGGGCAAAGGAAACCGCTTTTCAAGCACGAACCAGCCAGAGAATCGTGGCAGGAAGCCCAAACTATATACCATCGCCAAAAAAGCCTATAACGTGTCTCGTGAGGAATGGAATGAAGTGAAGATGTATTTACTCCAGTGTACTCCGCAAGAGATTGATAAGATAATTGGCAAGGAAGACACCCCTATGTGGGTACTCATCCTTGCTCGAGGATTGAAACGAAATGCGGCAAAAGGAATGACCGATGTATTGGATGGAATGGAAGACAGACTGTTCGGGCGTGCCCCAGTTGCATCGAATGAAGATGCTGATATTCCAACAGACATAGAGCATGGCATCAACATTGATTCCTGGATTAAAGACAAGCTGAAATGATAGTACCTCAAGAAATTTACCATCCATTATATGAGGATAAGGAAAAATTTATAATTCTTATCACCGGTGGGCGTGGTAGCGGAAAGTCTTTCAATGCTTCTACCTTTATTGAGCGGTTGACTTTTGAAATGACTCCCGTAGAGAAGATAGTTCATCAGATTCTTTACACCCGTTACACTATGGTTTCTGCCGGTATGTCTATCATTCCCGAAATGATGGAGAAGATAGATTTGGACGGTACCACGAAATATTTCAAGACCACAAAGACGGATATAGTCAATAAGATGACTAAGAGCCGTATCATGTTCCGGGGTATCAAGACTTCTTCCGGGAACCAGACAGCAAAACTGAAATCCATTCAAGGCATTACGACTTTCGTCTGCGATGAAGCGGAAGAGTGGACAAGCGAAGATGAGTTCGATAAAATAATGCTCTCCATTCGCAAGAAGGGTATTCAGAACCGGATTATCATTATAATGAACCCATGCGATTCCAATCACTTCATCTACAAGAAATACATTGAGAAAACTCACAAGCTGGTAGAGATTGATGGTGTGCAGGTTCAGATTTCCACTCATCCGAATGTGCTCCATATCCATACTACGTATTTTGATAACTTGGATAACCTTTCTCCTGAGTTCCTGAAAGAGGTGGAAGATATGAAGGTGAGTAATCCTGAAAAGTATGCTCATGTGGTTATCGGTCGCTGGGCTGACGTTGCAGAAGGTGCTGTGTTCAAGAAGTGGGGAATTGTTGACGAGTTCCCGGCTTGGGCAAAGAAAATTGCTTTCGGGCAAGACTTCGGTTATACGCATGACCCGTCTGCTTCCATTCGTTGTGGTATCGTTGATAACGCCCTTTACTTGGATGAAGTGGATTACCGTACTGGATTGCTTTCTTCTGACATCATCAAGACTCTTCGCCCGTGGGGATTGAAAGTCATTGCCGACAGCGCAGACCCACGTTTGATTCAAGAGATACACAACGGAGGAATCAAGATATATGCCGTAGAGAAAGGTGCAGGCTCTATCAATGCCGGAATTGACAAAATGAAAGATATGGAGATTTATATAACCAAACGCTCGTACAACTTGCAAAGCGAGTTCAGAAAGTATGTTTGGGCAAAGGATAAGGACGGGAACTATATCAACGAACCGGAAGACCATGATAATCACGGAATAGATGCTGTACGTTACTATGTATTGGGTGAGCTTCTTGGTAAGATTCAGAAGCCGAAAGATTTAACAGGAATATTCACGCATTAAAAATATAAACTATGCCATTGAATTTAGAAGAAATATTAGCACTCCCTGACATCGGGCAGAAGATAAACTACCTGAAGAAAGGTAGGAAGACTGAACTTCCCGACTGTTGTAAACTTTGGGACGATTGGAATCCGGAACGCCATGAAATTATGGTTGACAAAAAGAAGTATCCGGACAGAAAGGTTCTTGGAAAAGAAGCTGAGAAGCACTTCGATGAAAAAACTGGTAAGACTTATGAAATCGAAGCAAAGTATAAAACAGAACCAGTGAACCGTATCTCCATTCCATTGGAACAGGATATAGTGAACATTCAAACTGCTTTCACAGTTGGCACAGAACCGTCTATGGATTGCACTCCAACTGATGATGATGAAAAGAAGCTGCTGGATGCAGTAAAGGCTGTATTCAAGTCTAATAAAATCAAATATCAGAACAAGAAGGTTGTCCGTGCCTGGCTCTCCGAACAAGAAGCGGCAGAATATTGGTATGTTACCGATGATGATTCGTTTTGGGCGAAGTTCTGGAAAAAAGTAAAGACTACATTCGGAGGCAAGGTCAAGCCCACCAAGAAACTGAAAAGCGTGTTATGGTCTCCATTCAGAGGTGATAAACTATACCCGTTCTTTAACGATGAAGGTAAAATGATTGCTTTCTCACGTGAGTATAAAAAGAAGCTCATGGATGATTCGGAGGTCACCTGTTTTATGGCTATTACGGACAAAATGGTTTATCAATGGGATTTATCTAAAGGATATGAAGAAAGAACTCCTTTTGCTCATGGATTCCCCCAATTACCGGTTCTCTATGCCTACCGTCCTGAACCTTATTGCAAAAAGATAAAGGCTTTTCGGGTTCGGTTGGAGAAATTATTATCCAATTATGCAGATTGCATCGATTATCATTTCTTCCCTTTATTGAAACTTATCGGTGACGTGGAGGGTTTCATGGGTAAGGTTAAGGATAGAATGGTCAAACTTACAGGTGAAGGTGCGGATGCCCAGTATCTGACGTGGAACCAAGTTCCGGATACGGTACGTTTTGAAGCAGAAACACTCACCAATATGGCTTATGATATGTCAAACACTCCAAGAATATCCTTTGAGACGTTGAAGGGGGTAGGCAAAGCATCAGGAACCGCTTTCCGCTTTATGTTCATGGGTGCACATATGGCGGTAGAAAATCACGGTGAGGTTATCGGTGAGTTCTTGCAGCGGAGAGTAAATTTCATTGTTTCCGCTTTAGGCTCTATCAATCCAACCGAGTTTAGCAAGGCATCGCAAACCATTGACATAGAAACAGAACTGGTTCCATATATGATTGATGATTTGAATGATAAGGTGACTACTGCCGTTTCCGCTGTCAGTGGTGGCATCTGGTCAACGCGTGAGGGAATCATGTTTGCCGGGAATGCTGATAGGGTAGAAGAGGAGCTTGCAGAAATCAAGGAGGAACAAGGGGCAAAGAATGAGCAAATCGGAAATAAGGAACAGAAAAACGCTTCTTAGCCGGAAAAATTACGGGATTTATAATTTTGTAACAAGAGAAATAGAATAATTAGTGGTGACTCTTTGGAGTTGCCGCTATTTTTTTGCTCTTTAAATTGTAAATATTAGAATATAATTTTGAATTATAGAATTATATATGTATTTTTGTCACACGATAATTGAGTAACCA